TCTCGATTGGATTTCCGGTGATATTAGAAATTTAAATTTTGCAAAAGAATTGGCATTGAATGACCAATATACAATCAGGGATATAGCTTCAAAGATTGATACAGATGTCTATGATGAGATCATCTCAATGATGCGTGGTGAGGATAGAATTGCAGAAGGCGTAAACACACGGCCTGACAGTAAGTTAATACACGTTATTGAGCGGGCAATTGAGAGAAAAGAAGAATTGGCTCGTGAACCCGATGGAGACAGATTTTCCTTTGAATTAGAGGAATTGCTGAATGCAAGGGCTCAGGCAGTTCGCGGAACAAGTTTCCGAAATATGTTGAGAAGGCTTTCGCCATTGCTTCGTGACGAAATCGAGGATGCCTATAATTCGGTTGCAGGCGCCGCAATGGAGGAAGGTGTGTCTGATTTAATTTATAATCAACAATATTCAAGATTCTCCGACCTTATGAACTCTTACGTCGAACCACAAGAGGCATTTGATGTGCTTTCTAGAGAAATGGCAGAACAGGGTATTGAAGGCGAAGAACACGACGCTATTATGCAACGTCTTGAAAGCGATTTCTTCCCCGACAATAGCGCGTTTGATATGATGGATGGCCCAGATGATATGTCCGCCGACGCCGAAGCACTTGCTAGTGCCGGTCATGGATCCGATGAAGATTACGGTTCAGCAGGCGATATGGAATTCGAGGAAGCATTTGATCTTCAAAATGGTTATGATGATATCAATAATGCATCCGGAAATGATTATTTTCCAAATGGTGCAGATAGTCCTGTAGTCTCCAAGGTTGGTCCATCTGGCGCACGTCAGGGCGACAATCCAGAACAAAAGAAAATGCAGGTAGCAGAAGTTCATAAAGAGCTTGTGTACGGATATAGAGATTACCTGAAAGAAACCGCCATATCCAAAAAAAAAACTTAACTGAAGATCAGCAAGTCTCCAATCTTGAAATGCAAGATTGGGGTGGTGATTGCTATGTTGACGACGACACTGCCACCTTTGATGGTGGCTTTAATATGGCCGGAAAAGCCATGGGCAATGATGGAAAGGTTCACGACGTGGGATTTGATGTTGATGTTAAGGCCTCTGCTGGCACTGAATGGGAAGAAGTTGAAACCCCAACGGGATGGAATCATAAAACTGATAGTCCAACCTATACATCAAGTTCCAACCTATCCGTGGGAGATCCAGAAGTAGCATTAGTTACATTTTCCGAAGGTATGGAATTTTTAATTGATGGTAAATCACATTTTCTGCAAGATGCACACCAGATGATTACTCCCGGTGCCATGAAGCAATTGCTAGATCCAGAATTTTATAAGAAGTTGGTAGGTTCACTCTTTGACAACAAGGCTGCGAATGCTGAACCACCAGAACAAGATTATTATGAGCCAGAACGCGGAGAAAGTCGCTGGTAATTTATGGCAATATATCAAGACGACAAATTAGTCAAGCGTGCATATCAAAAGGTATCATATACCAAAGAGCAGATTGACGAATTGAGAGCATGTATGGATCCTGTAACAGGTCCTACATTCTTTATGCAGAATTATATGTATATTCAGCATACCATAAGAGGTAGGCAGAAATTAGAATTGTTTGATTTTCAATATGATTTAATCAATAACTATCATACTTCAAGACGCTCAATAAACATGGTTAGTCGTCAGATGGGCAAGACTACTGTTGCAGCAGGATATCTACTCTGGTTTGCTATGTTTAACGAAGACTCAACAATTCTTATTGCATCTAACAAGTATGATGGCGCACACGAAATTATGCACAGAGTTAGATATGCATATGAGTCCATACCCGACCATATTCGTGCCGGTGTTAAGACATATAACAAACGTTCACTTGATTTTGATAACGGTTCTCGTATTATTGCAACAACCACAACTGAAAATACAGGCCGAGGCATGTCATTATCACTTGTCTATTTGGACGAATTTGCATTCGTGGAACCAAATATTGCAAAGGAATTCTGGACTTCACTATCACCAACCTTATCAACAGGCGGTAAATGTATTATTACTTCAACACCAAATACAGACGAAGATCAGTTCGCTGAAATTTGGTGGGGTGCAAATAGGATGGTCGATGCAAATGGGAACGATACGACCATTGGTGTAAATGGTTTTCGTCCTTACATGGCAACATGGGATCGTCATCCAGAACGTGATCAAGCATGGGCAGATTCTGAATTGGCAGCATTAGGCGAGGATAGATTCTTGCGTGAACATAATTGCCAATTCATTACATTCGAAGAAACTCTTATTAATCCAATCAAACTTGCTCAATTCGAACCAAAGAATCCAATTAGAAAGACAGGACAGGTTCGTTGGTTTTCAGATATCAGAGCAGAGCTTACCTATGTTGTATCTCTTGATCCATCAATGGGAACAGGTGGAGATAATGCAGCAATTCAGATCCTTGAATTACCTACACTTGTTCAGGTTGGCGAGTGGAGTAATAATAAGGCACCGGTCGAAGAACAAGTTCGCACAATGAAGAAGATACTTGAAGAAATCTATTCTTTAGGCGCAAGAGATATATATTGGTCAGTTGAAAGTAATTCATTAGGCGAAGCTGCTCTAGTTGTTATTCGCGACACGGGAGAAGAAAACTTTCCTGGTACAATGTTACATGATCCCAAGAATAGACTTCAGGGTCGCACTGGTCGCCGTGCAGGATTTGTTACAACAAATAAATCCAAATTAGAAGCATGTTCTAAATTGAAATTCTTACTTGAATCTGGTAAGATGAAGATAAATTCAAAGGGCTTGTTATCAGAGCTTAAGGTCTTTGTGTCTCGTGGAAATACGTTCGAAGCACGTATTGGACAGACGGATGATTTAATTATGGCAATGATTTTAGCAATTCGCATGACAGACTATATTTCGACCTGGGATGATAAATCACAGGCTGCAATTAATAGTGATGTATCCGATGGCACTTCGCTTTCGTCATATGATGCCCCTCTGCCGATTTTTATCTAATTCAGATAAATAAGCATAACAAGGATTTCATAATGGTTGAAGTAAATGATCTAGCAGAACGAGTGTTTTCTCTATTAAAGGGAAACGGTCTGCAGGTGAAAATTTTTGATGATGCTGGGGCAGAAACTACCGATCCAACAGCCGGCCGTAGATTTTTCGTTGTTAGTCCAAATATTATGGTCACCATAGATGAGGATGCTAACAAGGTTGAATTTAGTAAAGGTAATGATGTGGATGAGTCTGTTATTGGAATTCAAAAAAATATTCGAAAATTAGCAGATCAATTTATGATGAATTCCCAGATTAAAGTTTTTGGTAAGTCTATTCAGCCACGGGATTATGCGTATCAGGCAAAGATGAAGGGTGCAGCAATGAATGAAGAAATGAATCCACATAGTCACCACCTAGTAGGTGAAATCATGAAGACAGTAAAGAAATGGGGTGGGAAAATCTCCGAAGCTGATCTTTGCAGCAATACAGGGATGCATGATCTAGATCAAGCCCGTCGCGTTTTGAACAAGCTTGTTATGGATGGCAAGTTAGCCGCAATTCCGGGCAAGAATGGACACATGCAATATTCAATCGCAGTAGATGAAGCAATCACAGAAAGTTTTAGCAAGATGTTTGGCTCGCTCAAAACATCGCAGCAAACCTTGGAAAATGTACGGATTTTGGTGAAGCATAAGACACCAGTTGATGAGAATGTGCGCGGCTCACGCTCGCGTCACATCAGCGCAATTTTCCTCGAATGTAATGGAGAACGTTTCCGTTTCCCACACACCTATCTACCAGGCGCAAGAGCAATGGCTCAACATATGGCCCACGGTGGTGTAATGACAGATAAGGTTGGAGCATATATTACAGAAAGTACAGGAAATCTATTGAAGCTTCAGTCTTTTAATCGCTATGTCACAACCAATAAGCTTATCAATGAAGATAGTTCTGGCATTGTTGAAACCGTTAAAGAAAATATTGAAACTCTACGCATAGAGCTAAAGAAGCTAACTGGCGTAAAGACATATGAGACTGTTAAGGCCCGTTTGGAAACATTTGAGCGCGAAGCACTTGCAGAGGATGATACAAGCTCACTAAAGGATCTATTTACTATCCGTCGCTTTGATGAAAAGTTTGAAGGTGTGTTGCCTATCATCAAACAACTTGTACAAGAGAAGGATACCTTCCACAAGCGTATTGAAGAAGCTGCCGCAAATGTAGTCATGGTTCGTCGCGAAGCAATAAATACTACTCCGATGTTTGAGTTCTCAAGCGAAAATGCTCGTTTAGGATTCAAGATCAACGAATTAGCACTAAGAATTATTGAGAATGAGGAACTCGCAGGGTTCGTCAACAAGATTGGTTCTAAGCTATGTAAAGAAGGACAGGTTAATGATTTTGAAAAGGCTGTATTAGGCCAAGTTTTTGAAAACATTAAGATAGCAGAGAAGTCAACTGCTCCAATGCAAGAGATTAAAGAATCTGCCTACATTGATGCATATTTTAATAAATACATTATGAACTTCTTTTAAGAAGTTCTTGACAAACACACAGGGTTTTCGTATACTAGCTGCATACGAAGGCCCAGGCAAGTAAGTAAGTAAGTAAGATGCG